GAGTAGGTGAAAAAAGAAAAAGCAGGTGAAGTTATTGGTCATCCATTATGGATGCTTCCAGTCATGCTAATAGGAATGTTAGCTTTGATTGAAGGTCTCCATACTTCAGCACATTTATATAAAGATGTGGATGTTCATGGATGGGCACAACAATATTTCAGGACAAATCCTGATGCTTGTGATTCCGATTCTGATTATTGAATTCTATAAAACTGCAAAAAAAATTCGGGCAAATTTTTGCCCGAAAAAGTCAACCAGTTTTCTTTAGTCTTTGATTGATATAGTTACCAGACTTCTGGTATATGTTTTGTTTTCTAAAATCATTAACAAAGGATCTTAGATAACTTTTTTTGAGAATATAAATTTCTCTTTTCTTTTCATTCTCTCTAGAATAATATTCCGCAACGGTAATGGGACTACAAATCTCGTTACCGTTTTTTAATGTGATATTACCATCAATGTTTACTTTATGTTGTCCATTATAAAATGTCTCATCTACATGTAGACCAGCACCATACTGTCCTATTGCAGCAGTTTCATAGTGATGTATCTCTCCATATGGATCATCGTATTCAGATTCTAATGTTTTATAGAGTTCATAGTTATTCAATGGCCAATCGTATTGTGCATTGACCATGTTGTTAGTCAAAAGAATTACCCAATCATAAAAGACATCTCCATATACTTTATGAGCTAAAGTCTCAGGTCTTTCTCCATCTCTTATACTATATTTTCTAAACAATACTAAGTTAGAAAATATATCATCATTGATTTTATATCTACGAAAGAAATTTTTTGCTACAACAAAATCTGATTCTGAAAATGGATAACTAATTGGTTTCTCATCGTATGAGACATTTGGAATGATAGAAAAATACATTATCTTATACCTCCTTTACCACCAATTTCTTCAGAGAATACCAGTTTTGTTTCTTGAAAACTGACAGTTAATTGAACTGCTACTGGTTGCCCATCATAGTATGTAGCATATGCACCATCTGGAGTGTAGTTTACATCTACCTGAGTAATAGCACACATTTTAAATCTTGGTAGAGCATCATGCTCATCTCCTCCATGCATAAAAGCAACTCTACATAAATCAGGAACACCAATAAATCCTGCAAAAGTTCCTTTAGATGTACCACCCATGACATCACCAGGATCTAACTTTGGTAGCATTGCTCTTTTAAATTGGTTGCAAATTTCATTTATTGTATTGTTTTCACTTTTATCTCTTGGAACTAGTCTAAAATTAAGCGAGAAGTTCCTTAGATCACCACCACCATACATTAATTCAACGTTTGGATTGAGAATAGCACCAGAAATACCACCAAAGATATCATCATTTGATATAGTATCACCACCAACTTTTTTAACTATCTTTGATAATGCTTGAGCACCTTTAATAGGAATGAATCTATTTATTCCACTCCAAGTAGCACCTTTCACACCTTCTAATTTTTCAACAAGACCATCCGCACCAGCAGATCTTAAGAAATCAGAAGCGAAGTTACCAAATGCTTTTCCAGTCCAGTTAGCTCTAAACCCAGTTGAGATATCTTCTGGCATGTATAAAACAATTGGTGGTGCTCCGCTTAGTTTCTTATATTGATTTTCACTTTTACTAGCTTGGTTGTAATCATATAAACCAGCACCAAATTCTTCTTTACCAGTTATTGTTTTACCATTCACCGTTGCAACTTCTCTTTCTCTTTTTCTAAATGGTGGAGCGTACTTGTAAAATTGAAATGTCACATAATCATGTGAGTTTGTAATTGGTGCAGAATCTGGGTATCTTAATGCATTTTGAGTTGTAGCAGTTACACTTGAAGGTGGAATAGCACTTGCTTTTACTACAATCGCATCATCATATCTGTCTGCTTTGGCCGCCATCTCTTCAAGAGTTGCACCATTAGCTAATGCTTCTTGTTGTGACTTATATTCATTTTTAATATCGGCCAAGGGTCTCCAACCCCCAGACCCTTTCAACTGTGTCCATTCACTACCATTCCATCTCCAATAAGTTTCAGCACTGGATGCACCACTATATCCAGTCTTTTTAATTTCACCATTAAAGGTTCCACTATCCTTTGGAATTGAGACTTTTTTACGATTATCTGACATTATTGTGACATCTCTCTAGATTGTTTGGTTCCATAACCTTTTACTATTCTTTGTCCTCTGATTTTATCGTAAAAGTTTTCATTAGTATCGTTCCAGACAGTTTCTTTTTCTATAGGGAACATCATACCATTCATATTTTTTACAAAATCTTCAGTGGGTAATAGAATAGCAGTATCCCATTCTACTAGAGCAAGATCAAGGTATAGAGTATCAACATGTGCTGTTAGATATTTATGGAAACACTTCTTAGGAATGTCAATTCTACCTTGCATTAATTTTCTTGTAGCTTGTATTCTTTTCTTTGGTGTCATGTAATGTAGGTTTGCACCCCAGAATTCACCCTTTCCTAAAGTCTTTATCACATATACTAAAGGAAACCTGTCATAATAAGGAAGATATTTCATCTTTGCCTTATACTCAAACATATACATGTGACCTTGTACCACATATCTTCTGAGTTCGTTAGCGTCTTGATCTTTTACAGCACCAACTTTATCACTTTTTTCGTTTAAAATATACTTATTAAAGTTTTTATTATATGCACTAGCTTCTGCTTTTACAGCAGATATGTACCAAGAGAGTGTTTTCTGTTGCCCTCCTGTTTTAGCAGTTATTCTTTCAAATAATGTTTTATATCCTGAGTCCTGTGTTATTGTATTGCGTTGGACGGACGCGAATCCTGTTGCCATTGTTTCATACTCCTAAATGATCCTCGGTTAATATTAAGAAGTTCATCTGCCTATCTTCACAATATTCACGAGCAGCAGACCATTTAGTTTGGTTCTTTGCGTATGTTAATGCAGCATTACGATATGAGGCAGTTCGTTTATTCTTTTCATTCGGTGGTTTTGTTTGTTTTTTGGGTTTGACTTCAATAATATACTTCGTGATATTTCCTGACTTCTCACGAACTTTAATATAAAAGTCAGGATAGTATCGTCTTACCTTACCATCAGGAGCTCTGTATGGTATGATAACTTCTTCACTACCCCACTGTAATATACTAGGGTTATTGTCACAGAACACCATGAACTTGCGTTCCCATAGCGACCTATAAACAATATTCGTTGGGTTGCCACGGTACTTCTTTGGGTTCTTGGGCTTAAAATACCCAGAGTATGCCATAAATATAGTTAGTCCAACATAGTTATTTAGTGTGGCAATAAGAAATCCTAGTAGTATAAGTTCGTTCTTATCATATGTAAGTAAAAATGGTGGAATGTCTACTTCAACAAATTTTATTGTTGAGAGTGGTTTTAGTGTTGGTGCATTAAATCAAAATGAAGCTATGTTATTTTTGTGTGATGAAGCACAATTACCAAATATAAACACTGCTACTGGAACTCAAAATGGAGTTCTTACTGGTATTGGTTCTGTAGATTATCCACATACTAGGATATACACAGAAATTCAGTTAACTTTTATGCTGGATGCTAATTTATCATTACTTAAATATTTTAATGAGTGGTATGCTAAAATTTTTCAAGATGATGGTGGTTCAATTCATAGTGATGATTCTAGTATATCTCTTAAGAACAGAGCTACTAGAGTACGATATAGAAGTGAGTATGCTACAGAGATAAAAATTACAAAAGCTGAACCAGGACCACAAGGGGCAGATCAAAGAAAACCAATTACGTATATTTTAGAAAATGCATGGCCATATTCTATTGATGCAGTTCCTCTTCAATTTGGATCATCTCAAATTACTAGATTGACAGTCAACTTTAAATATGAGAGACATCAAATTGTTCATAGAGATATTAGATACTTCCCTAATATTACAAAGGGTCAAGTTAAAAAGATTGATCAAGGACTTGATTTTGATGACCCTGCTTTTGGTAACTATGGTCTAACCACAGTAAATGGAAGGCAAAGAGGCGAATAATACCAGCAAATTCGGATTTTCAATTCCATAAAACCCGAAAAAATTACTCGGCAAATTTTTCGCTGAAAAAGTCGCTAAATATAAATATGACCTTGGAGTAAATATTATGGTATTACCAAAGGTAGTATTACCTACTTATGAACTAGAAATTCCGTCTAATGGGAAAAAAATTAAATATCGTCCTTTTGTAGTAAAAGAAGAGAAATTACTTTTACTTTCATTAGAATCACAGGATGAAAAAGAAATTGAAAAATCTGTAAGAGCTCTCTTGAAGGGATGTATTCAATCACGAGTAAAACTGGAAGATTTGACAATGTTTGATTTGGAGTATATTTTTCTCCAAATTCGTGCTGTCTCTATTGGAGAAATTGTTGATATGAAGGTAACTTGCAAAGATGATGAAAAAACGCAAGTTAATTATCAAATGAATCTTAGTGAAGTTGGGGTTATTAAACCAAAAGGATCAAATCCTAAAATTATGCTAAATGATGAATTGGGTGTTGTTATGAAATATCCTGCTTGGAATGAATTTATTAGTGGATCTATTATGGGTAAAGGTCCATCTGCAGATGGTATACTTGATATTATTGGTGGATGTATTGATCAAATCTTTGATAAAGAGGATGTATATGATAGCTCTACAACTACTAAAAAGGAATTTATTGAATTTGTAGAAGGATTAACAAATACACAGTTTGAAAAAATTCAAAAATTCTTTGAGAATGTTCCTAGATTAGAACATAAGTTTACGGTCACAAATCCGAATACTGGAGTTGATTCTGAATTTACAATTAATGGTTTAACTAATTTTTTCGGATAGCCCTCTTTCATAACACGCTAGAGGGTTATTATAAAACTAACTTTGCCTTGATGCATCATCATAAATACTCTTTGACTGAGATTGAAAATATGATGCCATGGGAAAGACAAGTATATACTAGTCTTCTAATGCAACATCTGGATCAAGTCAAAAAAGCACAAGAAGCATCTAAGCAAAAATAATGGCACACGGTTTTCTAGCACCACAACAAAGAGATTCAGGTGAAACTTGGCTTGATAAGAAAATAGATGGTGCTATTGCTAAGAGCTCTGTATGGTTAGGTAAATTCATTAATACTAAATTTAATGATCTTTTATTTAAACTTAGGACTAAAGAACGAAGTCCAAAACCATATTCATGGTCTAAAGAGGATTCAACACCTCTACAAAAGATGCTTAGTGGTAGTGCTTTACAGAAAGCATTGCCTAGTGGATCAAATGCAATAAATCCTGATGTATTGGGTGGAGATCCTGTTAAACATAAAAATATTGTTAATTTTGCTAGTGGTAGATTATCACCAGAACCTAGTGCTGCCAATGCAATTTATGATACTACAGCACAAGCTGTAGATGATAACTTCTTTGATAAATCTACATCATCATTAGGTGGTGGAGATAGTGGAGAAGTAGTAAATGCAATTGACAGATTGTCGTTTATCATGAGAACTTTAGTTCTTGCTACAGATGAACAAACTAAAAATGACAGTAGAATTGCTAGAGAACAATCACAAGAAACTAGTAAATTAGCAAGAAAAGCAATAGTAGGTGCTGAGGAGGCAGGTTTAGAAGCAGGTGGAGTTTCTTCAGGAAATTCTGCTTATCTTGCTTTAGCAGCAAGTGGTATGGGTAGAATGCGTGCTGGTCGTGGAGGTCTTGGTGGTGGTCCTGGTATGGGTATTGGTGGTAAAGTTGCTACAAAGAAATTACTTACTGCCGTAGGAAGAAGAGGTGCTGGTAGAGCTGGAACAAGACTTGGTATTGCCATGGGTGGTAAGTTAGGCAAAGGTCTTGGAAAAACTTTAGGAAAGAAATTGGGTGGAAAGGCAGTTAGTAAGATAGCAGGTGGAGCACTTGCAAAGAGTTTAGGTAAGAAAATTCCACTGGTAGGATTAGGACTTGGTGCTGTTTTTGCTGCTCAAAGAGCAATGCAAGGTGATTTTCTTGGTGCTGGTTTGGAATTAGCTTCTGGTGCAGCATCTACTGTTCCTGGATGGGGTACTGCTGGATCTATTGGTATTGATGCTGCTTTAGCTGCTAGAGATATGACAAAGATGGACACTGGTGGTAAAATGAGTGGTTTTGCTGAGAATTCTGTTCTTTCAGTTAATGGTAATCCACTTGCAAGTTTTAATGAGCCAGGTAATAGAGAAATTATAAAAATTGAGAAAGATGGTCCTGATAGTGGTTTAAAGATAGGTGAAGGTATACTTGAGGCACAGAGGAAGAGGAAAAATATTTTTGGTAAATTGCAAGCAGAAGGTTTTAAAGAATACTATGATAGAGGACATGGATGGGATGGATTCTTTGATGGATTTGGTGAAACATTAAAAGACATTCTTGGTGCTTTTACATTCCCAGGAGGTTATAAACCATTCCAATTTAAGAGTGATGGTGATGGAAATGAAGATAATGCCGTTGAAACAATTAGTAGTACTGTAGATTATGGTGAAAAGAAAGGTAACTGGTTAACCTCTAAGAGAAATAGTGGTGAACAGATGGAAGTTAATGCAGATGGAGTATTTACTTCACAGATTGGTGGTGTAGTTACTAAAATTGGTGAGCAGAAAGATATTGGTAAATATGTTGATATTGTTAATGAAGAAAGGGGTGTAACTGAGAGAATTGCTGATATTTCAGGAGTGATGCCAGGAATTGAAGTTGGATCATCAATTACTCCAGGAATGCCTGTTGCTAAGGGTAATGATGCAGGTGTTATTCATTATGAGATTAGAGATGGTGGAAATGCAGATCCAGAAAAATATAAAGCTAGGTTTGGGTTTAATGGAACTCAGGATCCTACTGAATTTTTGAAGGGAATTAATTCAAATGAATCTCTTAACAATGCATTAATTGAATCAAATGGTAATACATCTAATGACTTAAATGCATCATCTTCGGAAGTTGCATTAGCAAATCAAGCAAATTCAGGGTTGACCGTTAATAATATTGTTTCTGCTTCTGAGGGTGGTGGTGATAATTCTACTACTGTATCAAATCAAATTCCTATTGGTTCTTCAATGGCTGATATGGGAGGAGATGTACTGAGCAATCTTAGAATTCAAACGTTGGTGGGATAATGGAATTTACTAGTTCAACCGATTTTAGTTTAGAGAGCTTTGTAATCACACCTCATATTGGGAAGGAAATTGAGGCAAAGAAATTAATTGCTGGAATAGAATATTCTGAGTCAATTACTTCTCCATTTTTGATGGCATCTGTAACAGTAGTTGACAGTGCTGGTTTGTTAAACACTTTACCTATTAAAGGTGGAGAAAAAGTTGTATTTAAAGTTCTTACTAATATAAGTGAAGAATTAATTACTTATGAGATGGTAATATGGACTGTTCAAAATCGTTATACTGAACAGAAGAAACAAGTATATACTCTTGGATTAATTTCTGCAGAAGCAATTACGAATGAAATTGCTCAAGTTACTGTTGGAACAACTGGTAATCCATTATCAATTATTGGTAATTGTATTACAACTGATTTAAAGAGTAGTAAAACACTTTTTGGTGAAGATTCTTTATTTGAAGTAAAAATGCTTCCAGGATTAAAAAGACCATTTGATTATTTTGGAACATTGTGTACTAAGAGTGTTTCTCCACAGGCAAAATATCAAAGTTCCAAGACAGAGAATACAAACGAAACAAAAGAAGAAATTAAAGGAAGTGGTGGATTTTTCTTTTGGGAAACAAGGAAAGGGTATAATTTTTATGCAGTTGATTCATTACTTGCAGATGAAAAAAGTGATTTAAAATCAAAAAAATTAGATAGAAAAGCATGGGGTTCCGAACCAGATGAACCTTATACAGAAAGACCTGCTAATGTTGGTGATGGAGGTGATGATAGGTTTACAATCAAAAGATCTATATTTACATCAGAAGTAAATCTTATGGAAACTCTTAGAAAGGGAAAACTAGCTACTAAAGTAGCGTTTTTTAATCATTCAACGGGAGGGTATTCTGAGTATCTTTATAGATTAAAGGATAATTATGATAATATGACACATTTAGGTGGACAAGCTATTCTTAGTGAAATACCAATAGGTGTTGATAATAAGGAATTAGCAGATTTTCCATCCAGAACAATGTCTGTTTACATAGACCATGAAACATGGTATAATGAACCAGGAGTTGCTTCTCCAGAAGAAAAAGATGGTGCTAAAGATCCAACTCCCTATGCTGATTGGCAGAAATATTTTACTGTACAGTCACTTTCTCGTTACCAATTACTACAAAATCAATCATGTACTGTTGTTATTCCAGGAAATGCAGAAATATTTGCTGGAGATCTAATTAATATTAGACTCATAAACAAACTGCCAGATGAATTGGTACAAAATCCAGATGGTTCTGGACCATATGATACTGAAAGTAGTGGCGAATACTTGATAGGTGAAGTAACTCATAGTTATGATCCTACCATGGGTAATAACGGAATGTTTTTTACAACACTCCGTTTAATGAGAGATTCTTACGGTATGAAAGATCAAATATCAGCACACAGTAGCTAAATAAATTTACACTCTAAGAGATAAACTATGACTACTATAGAGCAACACATACAGCATGACAAAGAGTTATTGGATGATCCTCTAACTAATCCTGCTGCTCGTCGTCATTACAAGGCAGAACTACATGACCTTGAAGAGTACGTAGAGCATCATAAAGAAGAGATTGAAGCAGGTGATCATCACGATCCAAATTGTCTGGAATTATTCTGCGACCAAAATCCAGACGAGCCTGAGTGCTTAGTATACGACGATTAGTATGGATGAGGCATTATCACGGCTAATTCCAACTCAACGCATAGGAAACGATGGTTTTACATGGTGGGTTGGACAAGTTGAAGGAACCGCTAGTGACGAAGAAAATAATAAGGGCGGGTACCGTTATAAGGTAAGAATCGTTGGTGATCACACCTCTAACAAAGAGGTTTTACCAACGGAAGATTTGCCGTGGTGTAGCGTGATAATGCCTGTGACAGTACCTTTCATGCCAGGAAATATTGGCGGAGGTCATCCACAATTAGTTAAAGGTTGTTGGGTAACAGGGCATTACTTAGATAATGATAGACAGAAACCTATAATCATGGGTTCTATTGGACCTGTACCAGGTTCAACAGTAGTGATCAATAATATTGATCCTAATGATACGAAAGCATTTCAGACAGGTGTAGGAACTGGAAATTTAGCTCCAAACCCTACTACAGATGGTAAAGAGGGTAAAGATGGTACTGCTAAAACTGGTGGTGGATTATCTGATGGAACAAAAAGAGGTGATGGTGAAGAAAGGGCACCTCTAGGAACGAAAAAAATAGAATCTATTAAAGATGAACAATGGTGTCAGGTAGTTGCTGAAAAATGCAAAGATGTGGATCTCAAAACACAAATGAAAAGTGTTATTGGTGAATTTTTGTATCAGGTTCAGAATAATAATGGTAATATTGGAACTTATTATGTTAGTAAGGTTACTGGTAAGGTTAATGAGTCTATAGGAGATGTAAGAGGATATGTAGACAAAGCTATTAGGATTGTTAGAGAATTCCTTGGTAAAATTAAGGGATTTATTACACAAAAGATAAAAGATGCAGTTGATGCTTTGGTTAAGGCAATTCTTAGACCAGGTGAAAGTGGTAATGTATTGACACCAGTTACAGAATTTTTCAATAATATGTTGAAAGATCTTGGATGTCAGATGGCAGATCTTGGAGAAAGATTGATTGAATGGTTAACAAATGTATTAATGAGCTATATCAATCAGATATATCGTGCTGCTATTTGTCAAATTGATGAATTAGTTAATGGTATTATTTCCAAGATACAGCAGTTGATGAATAATTTGCTTAATAGTGTCTTGGGACCTTTACAAGATATTCTTGGTGCTATTGCTGCTCCATTTGATATGATTGGAAATGCAATTAACTATGTTTTAAAACTTCTTGGTATTTCTTGTTCTGGACCAGATCAGACATGTGCGAAGTATAAGAAAGTATGTATTGATGGAAGTAAAGAAGAATCAGAAGATGATCAAGGTTTCTTAGATGGATTGTTGGAGAGTATTGATAATTTATTTGGTGATACACCTGCAGATTATACACAATATGTTTGTGATGAGGCTTATACTGGAAATCCTTTAAGTTTAACTACTATTGGATTTGTTGGAGGAGTACCAGCACCACCAACTAAGGTAACTAAAAAACCTAAAATTGTGTATAATATTAATGATTTAACAGTTACCGAAGGAGAGAATGCCGTTTTTACAGTAACAAGAAGTGGATTTCTTGATATTGCATCATCTATAAGATTTAAGATTATTAAAGATCAAGGTACTGCAACTGCTGGAGATGATTATATTGACACAGATACTATTGTGGGATTTGCTCCAAATGAATCAGAAAAGACTGTTTCTGTTCAAACATTACAAGATAGTGTAAGAGATCCTAATGAAACATTTTTCGTTAGGTTGTCAAAAAATTCTCCAATGGATGATATACTTACTGAGTTTATAAAAGACATTGTTAGATGTACCATTGTAGAACGTGATATAAAAGAACCATACGATCCATACGAACCAGGACCAACAAATCCATTTGTACCAATTGATGATCCTTCTACAGATGATCTTCCAACTGATCCAAATGTACCAGATACTCCAGTTGATGATACTACTAGTGATGATGACGATGCATTAACTCCAACTTATGAAGTTGTTGCGAACAGATCCACATGTCCTGAAGGTGGGTTCATCATATACACAATTACAACAACAAATCTACCTAATGGATCTATTCTATATTATAACTTAACAGGAGGTGGTATTACTCCTTCTGATATTATAGGAAATAGACTTAGTGGAAGCTTCATTATCAGTGAAAATACAGCAAAAGTAACAGTTGGTATTGAAGAAGATAATAAAATAGAAGATATTGAGACACTTACTTTCACTATTGCTGGAACAGGAGCATCTACAGATGTATTAATTACAGTTGAACAGACTATTGATGATCTTGATGGTGGTGTTGGTGATTCACCAGAGACAGTATTTGAAGAGTTTGAAGTACCAACAGCAAAACCACCTATCACTGATGATAATGGTGGTATTATTGAAATTCCTATTGATAATCCTGGTGATCCTTGGGTGGAACCTCCAATCGTATTTGTTAGTGGAGAAGGAACAGGAGCTACTGCTACAGCATTGTTAGATGATAATGGATTTGTTACAGAAATTAGAATCCAGTCTTCTGGATATGGGTATAAATTAAATCGTGCGTCTGATAATGATGTTAGATGTATAATTGATGCTTTCACTATTTTGAGACCAGGAATCGGATATGAAACTGTTCCTGATATGTACGTTAATGGTGAGTTGGGTATTGCAGAAGCAGTAATTAATGATGATGGTTTTGTTATTGGTGCTCGTATTCTTAATAGAGAGATTACATTTGAAAAATTCCCTGCAATTGATATTGTAGGAGGTGGTGGTTATGGTGCTAAATTACTACCATCACTAGCATGTCTAGATACAGAAGCACTATCTACTATTGGTTCTACCAAGATTGGTACTGGTAAATATATTGATTGCCCATAATGTCACATCCTGTAGGTGCAAAAGAATATCCTAATAATATATTCAAGCAGACAACGCCTGATGAAGAACAGGCACTATTAGATCAACCTAGGTTCTGTACTTGGACTAAGGGGTGGTTAACACGATCTGAAATCTATGAGAGAATGTTGCCTGATGGTTTAACTTCTGCTTTAAGGATTGATGGACCTTCCGATAGTGCTTTTTCATTGGATGATAAAGGCAATATAAGAATTCTTACTGGAAAGAAAGCATCAGGAATAGCTGGAAGTGGTGTACTTGGTATTAAAACATGGGGACAACAACAATTACATAATGCAAGGTCTAATATTCAGTATTGTGTTGGTGGTACAGAGAATGAAGGACAAGCACTTAATGTTCTTGCATATGGTGATGTTGTAGAACAAGCAATTGGTGGAACAAGATACATCCAAGCTTCAAAGATTGAAATCACTGCTACAGAAGAACTTGTATTGAACGGTCAAACAATTAAGATACAAGCACAGGGTGATATTCAAATGGAAGCTGCGGCAATCAACACTGCACAGGTGAATAAGAAAGAGATAATCTTAGGACAAAATATGAAGTTTGGTGCTGGTGAGGATACTGACTTACAGTTTGATCCTAGATCATCTAAGAATATTGTTTCAACTGGTAATGTCAATCATAAAGTTCTTGGTGAATATAAGATCAAGAGTTTGCGTAACATGAGTGTTAATGCTGTGGAAGGATTGTTTATGAGTTCTCCAGCAAAAACAACTATTCAAGGTTTGGCAGGAATGGTAGTCAATGGTCCTGGTGGTGTGAATATTAATTCAAGAAAATTGGTTGGTGGAGCATCTGGTGCGAAAACCACAATTGATAGTGGTGGGTTAGATGTTAACGCAACTGATACTGCTATCGTTGCTGGTAAGTTTTCTATTGAATCTAAAATTGGAGGTTCTGGTGCAACCAAAGCTACAATTGAAATGGATCCTAATATAGGAGATATTACTACTGATGCTAAGAATAATATTAACATCAAAGCAGGACTCAATGTTGACATTGATGCACCTAATGGATTTATTTACCTTAATTAAAAACTATGATTTTTTGGATTGGATTTACCGTAATGTTCCTCAATGAGGGATTTGTTATGATGCGACACGTATCACCGTTGTTCGCAAGACAAAGAGATAAATTTATTAAAAAGTTCGGTGAAAATATTTGGTATAGATTTCATGGTACTTTAGATTATACTTGGATAGGATTAGTAACTATTGGTTTAATAGTAAATTCTAATAGGATACTACATATAATGGCATTATTAACCTTTTGGGCATTGTCGTTTCTAATATTCTACTTCCCACGATGGATTCGCAGATAGTCATTCTTATATACTTAATATGCTTTGTTAGTCTCCTAGGAGCTACATTTGCATTCATGTATACGATGATGATGTCAACACTAAGAGATTTTGATAAACCTAGGGTTAGGAAGAAAACCGTACTACCAGCACCTCATCCAGAAATGGAAGGAGTCAAGTATGGAGAGGAATTGCTAGTATTCAGAAGCGAAGACAATGATTCTGAGGATGACTGATAAGTAAAACTTATGATAATGGTAAGTTATACTGATTGCTAAACTGGCACAAGCCCCTTGACTTTTTGGGGTTGAACCTGATAAATTACATTATAGCAAATAACGAAGGCCCGAAAGAATCGTACCCTGAGTTGGATGTTCAAAAGAATCCCCATGTCGGGGGAATCTATCATCCGCAGGGTCTTTTAGTATCCTTGCGAGACAATTAAAAAAACAAACATGTCTATTAAATCAACAATCGCTGCTGTTGCAGCATCTCCATTCCTTCTCGCTGGTGCAGCTTTTGCTGGTCCTTACGTGAACGTTGAAGCTAACTCTGGTTGGACTGGAACTAATTATACTGGAACTAACACAGACCTTCACGTAGGTTATGATGGTTCTCTTGGCGAAACTGCTTCATTCTATGTACAAGGCGGTGCTACAGTAACTGCTCCTGACGGTGCAGACGGAGACACAGTTCCTTCTGGTAAGTTGGGTCTTTCTGCTTCTTTAACTGAAGCTCTTGGTGCATACGGCGAAGTTTCTTTCGTTGGATCAGGTGACGAGAACGTTGACCGTGGATACGGTGCTAAGGCAGGAGTTAAGTACAGCTTCTAAGTTGTCAAATCTGTCTAATGTGATATAATAACAGGGAGTCTTCGGACTCCCTTTTTTATTCTAAATATTTGGGAATTGAATTAGAATATGCTATCTACTCAATACCGTTTACGGTTAGAAGCAATATGTAAAGATATCGCTTCTGGAACAGATGTCACTTTACCAGATATGATCTGGGCAGAAAAATTAGCAAAAGCAAATACTGCTGCTAGAGGTATGTTGAATACCGCAAGAAGAATGAGTACGGATCCTACTGATTCTTTTCTGAATAGTTTGAATATAGGAGACCCCGATTCAAACAATCACCGTAGGGGTTTCGGAGATCCACAAGATGTGGTAGACTGGTTCCACCATGAAAGGTCTGACGACTGGAGGCAACGTGACTAAACTAACTAATAAAGAGGAAAGTAAACAAAGAATCATAGACCGCATAAAAGAACTAGCAATTCTATTAGGTGGAGAAGCACAGGAACTAATTACTTCTAATAGTTCAGGTCATCAATCTAAAAAAATTGTAATAGAATACGATCATCATACAAAAGAGGTTATATAATGTTAACAAAACCAGTAGAAGATTCATTAAGAGCAGCACAGGAGCATTTAAGAGATGCCCTAGCATTTGCAGCACGAGGTGAGAAACCATATGTAGCAAAACACATTGCTAATTTTTTAGCAGATGTTGATAATCTTATTGATGCTCAAGATCTCATAGAAAATATGAGAGATTATATGGATGAGAAGATCAAAGAGCGAGAAGATCAATGACAACGGCAGTTATTTACAGTAATGGTAGCCAAGAATGTGAGCGTATTGCCCAACTTCTTAAATCAATCTCAACTGATTTTCATCAGTATGAGTTAGGAGATCATTTTACCAAAACTCAATTTGAAATGGAGTTTGGTGGAGATGCATCGTACCCTCAGGTTACAGTAGGTAACAAACATATTGGTAGCTTCAAAGAAACGCTACAATACTTAAATAAAATGGATATGTTATGATTGTAGTAAATGCTGAAAATATTAGGTTGTTTGCTATAATTGTTTTAGCATTTACTTGGTTGTTTATTTTTAATTTACCCGATGAGGAATGACAATGACTAAAAAAAGTTTTGAATCAATTGATAAGAAAGGTCGTAAAACAGTTTGGGAATGGGAAGAGACTCCAGAACTCAAAGCATTCATCGCAAAACAGACAGGTACAGAACTGTCTGCTAGACCCACACTTCCTACATAGTATGCTATAATAGAAGGGTACTGAGGTATGAAGATGACGACCCCAAACTGGCAACATCACTCTAGTAAAGAGAAAAAACGTCACCTGAAACCTCAGGCACTTCGGCAGGCACGAGCACGTCGTGCTATCTTAGTCAAGAACTTATACCAGAATGATCAGCGAAAAGACAAGTAGAAGAATATGTGATCATATGAATAAAGATCATATGGATGCTATTCATAATTACTTAAAAAATTATACAGATATAAGAACTTTTCAAGAAGCAGAACTTTTTGAAATTACCAGCAAATTTATGAAAATTAAATATGATGGTAAATTTACAGAGATAGCTTTCCCTAAAGAAATATCTGAACAGGAAATTAAATCAACTCTTGTTGCAATGATTTTATGAATGAATTTACTGAATTGTTGGTTGGGACATTTGCTAACAAACGTCAAGCACAATCCCACCCCACACGTTATGCACATATTCGTGTTTCTCACCGTTTGATTGGAGAAAATCGTGTTTACGGAGAGCAAGCATATAACTATCTACTCAATAGACCATATCGTCAGTTCGTAATTGATGTGGTTCAGGTTGGAGAAGAGTATCATCTCAGGAATTATGAGATCAAAAATCCTCTGCAGTTTGCACAATGTCAGCATTTGGAAGAAATTACAGATGACCTGTTGACATATCGTGAAGGATGCGATATTATAATGAGGAAGACAGGCAAGGATTCTTACTTCGGTGGAACATCTACCTGTGAATGCTACGTCAATTGGAATGGTATTGATACTTATGTCCAGAATGAGGTAAAACTCACTAAAGACGAATACCATGTAACTGACAAAGGATTGCATAAAGAGAATCACAACAAGGTTTGGGGTTCTGATTGGGGAGCGTTTAAGTTTATAAGGCAGTAATGCCACGCCATCATAGCACAGCGGTAGTGCAGGGCTTTTGTAAAGCCAAGGTCGCGAGTTCAAATCTTGCTGATGGCATTGGAGATTGATCATCTCCATCGGGAGTGACTGAATAATCTTTCTGGCATATAGCTGGATAAGGTGATGAGACACAGGTGGTGCTGCTGGCAGGAATGTCAGAATCGTCTTACCAGGCGGGTCTCAGGCAAGGACGTAAAATTTACTACTGTAGTAATGCCCGTTCTTTGTTGGTAATACAGGAATCCAACCTCCCACCCTACAACTCAATCGGAAGAGTTGGCGTAAAGCATTAAAAACCGAAATTGCACAATGCATATACAAAATGCTAATATACAAAAAAATAATACCAGGACAATCACCCGATGTCTCTTGGTATGATGAACTTGAACTACCTGAGGGTAGAACTTATCGGGTTAAAGGAAGAGTCGTTCGTTCTCTAGACTCAGTTAACACTACTAACTCAACAGGACAAGAATCTAACATTGCTCGTTCAGTTGGAACAGACAATGTTAACCAAGAACTAATCAAGAACAACATGGCAGTAAATGGCCTCTTGGTTAGCGTACAACCTGGTTATCTTTTCAATGATGACCTCTTTGACGGGTTTACTCGTTTTGGTTCTATGATTGACCTTGGATGGTTAGAAGGAATCTTCAATGATCTTGAGTTGAAAGAAGGTTTCACTGAACAGGACATGCGTGATGAGATTGGTCTTGGTGCTAACAATCACCCTCCCTCTAAGAGTGCGACTATCAATGACTTCAAGAAGCGTCTAAACGGATACATTTCTTCTTACAAGTCTCACAACAATGTTCTTCCTACTACTGGTAACTGCATTGATTGGGTAAATAACATTCCCCACTCATTTGTCCAGAAGCAGGTCATTGACATGGTTGATGTATGCCTCAAGTCACATCGCTGCACTGCAAGCGTCGTTGCTTTTGACTCTGCAAAAACAAATAGCTTTGCAGCAAAACACTGTGACGATCCTCTAAACACAATTCCTCTTAATGTTTCTGCTGCAAAAGGTGGTGGTGTTAAAGGAACTTACTTTGATCGTGCTCTAATAAAGTCACTATACGTAGGAGGAGATCTATCCTTCCTTGGTTATACTCAAGGTATTGAAGCTGAGGAGGTTGGTTACTTCCGTGAAAAAGCACAGGAAAAAATTGATGCTGCTAACAAAGCTTTTGAAGAAGCGTTCCAAAAACGTTTGAAGCAAGGTGAAAATTTCAAGATGTTTTCACTAGAAGGATTTGTTCCTCAAATCATTGGTGAAGAAGATCCAAAACAGATCATCAAATAATAATTCAAGGGGTCGCAAGACCCCTTTTTTAATATGGTTACATTAAAAGAACAATTACATTATATCTACATATGCTTTAGAGAAATATTTTTGATATGCCTTACAAAAATAAAGAAGAAAATCGTAAGTATCAGCGTGAGTGGGCGAGAAAAAATTCAAAGACTTATAAAGCAAATCAAATTAGTCATAAGAGGAGAAAGCAGATAGTAGAGGATGCAAAGAAACATCCATGTATTATCTGTAATAAAGAATTTAATTCCGTGGTAATGGATCTTATTCATGTGGATCCAGAACCTCAAAAATATAGCGTATCAAAATTATTGCAGTACGCTAGTTACAGAACATTAAAAGAAGAGATAGATAAGTGTGCTCCAATATGTTCAAACTGCAATAGATTACTACAGAGTGGGTATGTAGAGCTACCCGAACTCATTGTTGTACCGTAGGGTTCAAATCCTCACCTAGCGAAATCTTAGAACCTCACAGTATTTTCAGTAAATAACTAGTATAAATAAATCCGAGGATAAAAGTATATTAGTAGGTCATGCCATTAACACGTTTGGATAATCTTATCAGCAGTAAAACTGGTAAGTATCTTTATGTTTCACCTGATGATTTTAACGCAACGGATGCGTTATCTAACAGGGGTAATTCACCAGTCACGCCATTTAAGAGTATTCAGCGTGCATTTTTAGAAATTGCAAGGTATTCATACCTTCCAGGTTTTGGAAATGATAGGTTTGACCAGTTCACTATAATGTTGATGCCAGGCATACATTATATTGATAACAGACCTGGTTTAGCAGATACAAGTGGTATTGATGTATTTGGATTTGACCAAGCTTCTAATGCATGGACAGATGATAGCATTTTAGATCTATCTAATCCTGATAACATATTTTACAAGTTTAATAACACTGAAGGTGGTGCCATTATTCCTCGTGGTTCATCACTTGTTGG